CCTTATTTTTGGATCTATTATTATTCATAAAAGATATCTTCAAATGATTCAAATATTCCATAAGCTAAAAGATCTATTTTGTCTCTCACAAATCTTTTAGTTATTGAAGTATCATGAATTTTATCTTTTACTTTATTTTTTGCGTTTTCAATATGATCCAAAACTCCTTTTCTGTTTTCGCCTCCATAAACTTTGATTCCAATATAACCTTCTGCTTCTGTAAACAATTTATTTTTAATCTCGCCATTAAGAATCCACGAGCAGAATTTTTGATGCTTACTACTATAAGGATTATCAAACTCATCATCATTTTCAATCTCTATAGTTTTAGTGCCTGACTTTCTTTTTTCTCTATACAACTTCATTGCAATAAGTATCTTGTCAAAAGGAATTTTTTCAGCCATTTTTATCTCCTCTCTTTTTATTTATTTTATTTATGGGATATTTATATCCCACAGATTGGTAGGGGATGCTTTCGCACCCCCTATTTTTAGAATCTACTTCAGAAGAACTTACGGTTCGTCTTCTACTACTATTTCTTCTTTTCTGGGTTTTATAAACATGTAAGTTCCAGCTGCACCGATAGCGATACCAAGGGCAGTAATTGCACCATATACAACATTCGGGTGTTCTGCTATGAAACCTTTGGTAACTTTATTTTCTGCAGCTTTCTCAAATAAACCTTTATTTCTGGTAACTCCGGCGTCAAATTCTGTTGCAAACACTTTTCCTACATCTTCTAATGTAAAATCTTTTCCTGACATTTTTTTCACCTTTTAATCCTTTCTTTTTTTAGTTAACTGCACATGTTAATACTGACACCAGAAAGAATCCAAATATGGTAAGTATTCCCAATATAATTAGTAGTACTTTCATAGGATCTTCTTTCCAGCACCCCCTACCTGTAATCATAATAATTACCTCATAATATTACTTATTTGTAGATTAATATATATAGTAGATCGTAATAATTATAACCATTAAATACAACCTTCTAATATACGTTAATTAATATATATAGTAGATATTTCTATATCTAACGAAAAACACCGTTTTTCATAGGTCAAAATACGAGAAACTGCTGATCATAGCAAGAACATATAATAAAGTTTAAAAGGAGTATATTGTATATGAGTGAAGACTTAGTAGTGTTATATTCAGGTGGAGCTGATTCCACATTACTATTAAAGTTAGCTGAACTAATGAATCGTAAAGTATTCGCAGTTATGATTGATTATGGACAGTTACATGTTCAAGAGTTAGTATTTGCTAGAGATCAACTTAAAAAACTAAAAATTCCAAATACTACTATTAAAATATCAAATTATGATGTAAATTCAGCTCTAACTGGAATTGGAGAAAAAGGATTATATCCAGGTGTTGATATTCATAATGTTCCAGCAAGAAATTCTATATTTTTATCATTAGCTTATGGTATAGCTGAATCAAAAGGAATTACAGAAATATGGTATGGTGCAAATTGGGAAGATTATGAGCATCTATTTCCAGATTGTTATCAAGAATATATTGGAAGAATGAATAGAGTTTTAGAAATATCTGGTGTAAGACCAATTAAAGTTTATGCACCTCTACTAGGTATGCAAAAATACATGGTTCAAGACTTATTAAAAGCTTATGGCATAAAAGATGAAGATATTTATAGTGGATATGGAGAATTTAAGTGAAAAAAATAGGAATAGTTGGAACAAGAACAAAAGATACTAATATATATCTAAAAAAAGTAAATGATGCTTTTCTTTTAAAATATTTAGATGGAGATACTATAGTATCTGGTGGGTGCAAACAAGGTGGTGATAGATTTGCTGTTGTTTTAAAAAATTTATATAAAGTTCCTTATATAGAACACCTTCCTGATAAATCTAAATTAGATAAAGAATTGTTAAAGAAAAATCCTAGAGCTTCTTACGCAATAATTAATCATGCGAGAAATACATTAGTAGCAGAAGATTCAGATATTTTAATTGCAGTTGTAGCAGATGGAGATAGAAGAATTGGCGGAACAGAAGATACAATAAAAAAATTTAAAAAACTTCATCCAGATGATTGGAGAGAAAGGTTGATTGAAATAGTATGATATTTATAATTCATTCATTAAGTATGTTAGACGACGCAATCAAATTAGAAAAAGAACTAGGTGGTGATTGTTATATTCCAGGAAGAGATACAAATCAGAAACAACATGGTGATTTTATTCTTCGTGATAATCTAGAAGCAATGAAAAAATGTGTTAACATAGTTTATTGTCTTTGGGATGGAGAATCATTAGGAACAATATTTGATCTCGGAATGGCTTATGCTCTCGGATATAAAATCATTCCATATTCAATAGGAAATAGTGATAAACATTGGAAAATATATTTCACAGAAAAACATTTAGAAAGTAGTTATATAAGATATGATGATCGAGTGGAGAAATAAATGATACTAAAGTTTATAGGAAGAGAGATTGTTTTGAATAGAAAATTAACAACTATATAGGAGAATAGAAATGGTAAAAATGTGTGATTACATTGAAGTTAAAATAACACAAGAGATGCTGGATTTAGCTAAAGTATTATCGGAAAAAATTCCAGAAGATATTAAAAATTCTATTTTAGATGGTAAAGGAAGATTTATTGGATGTTTAGGTCAAGCTATGTTAATATACGACTTAGGAGCTAAACACGTTGATTCATTTCATTTTGACGTAGTTTTAAACAATGAAGAATTTGAAGTTAAATCTAAAGGATGTTATCAAAAACCATTAGCAGAATATGATGCAACTGTATTTGATTCTAATACAAAACAAGAAACTAAATATTATGCTTTTACTAGAATACTCAAAGATTATTCAAAAGGTTGGATTATTGGTTATATTACACCAGTTGAGTACTTTAAAAAATGTCGATTTGTACCAAAAGGAACGATAGATTATAAATTACTTACAAAAGCTGATGGTTGGAATTTAAAATATGAAGAACTTATACCATTTAAGAAAAAACAAGAAGCAGAACTATTATGGAATTTTTAAAGAAAGAGATAAATAATGGAAGAAATATTAAAAATTGCTCTTAAACAAATGTCACTACAATTTAATGATTTTATTAAAGAATGCATGGAAGAAGATGGAAAACCAAAAGAACCATCTTATAAAGCACTAATGAAAGCTAGAGGATTTTTACCTCCATATTGTGAATATTCTCTTAGTAAAAAACATAAAGGGGAAAGTAAATGACATGGGACACTTATTTTATTAGTATGTTATATTTAGTTGCAATGAAAAGTAAAGATGAAAAAACACAAAATTCTTCAATTATAGTTGGTCCAGATAATGAAATAAGATCAACAGGATATAACTCTTTTCCGAGGGGAATTAATGATAATATTCCAGAGAGACAAGAAAGACCAGAGAAGTATTTTTGGTTTGAGCACGGGGAGAGAAACTCGATCTATAATGCAGCTAGAGTTGGAATTCCTTTAAAAGGGTGTAGATTATATGTAACAGGAATTCCTTGCATGGATTGTGCTAGAGGTATAATTCAAGCTGGAATTACTGAAGTTATTTTTCATGTATTAAAACCATATGAAAGACCAATTATATGGGATGAACATCATAATAGATCTATAATTTTATTTAATGAAGCTGGAGTGAAACTTACACCATATTCTGGTAATGTAATAAGTAAGTTAGTAGTGAAAAGAGATGGAGAGGATGTTGAGGTAAAGTAAACAAAAAAATTGATGGATATAATACCCATCAATTTTTATTAACGTTCTGGACTGGTATCTAAAACTTGATCCCAGGTTTTTGATTTGAATCTGTTTTCTTTAGAAGAGTATCTATCACAATCAACAATAATAGAATTTTCTAATCTGGGTTTAATCGGATGTGTTGAGCACTTTCCAGTATTATTATTTAAACAATCTTCTTTTGTGCATAAACTAATAGTTACAAGTGCTTTAGGATTTATTATTACTGATTTTTGATGTGCTCTTCCAGGATGTTTCACTTCATTTGGGGATCCCTTTAATTTTGTTAAATCTTTCTTTATTAATGTAGGTAACAAACTAACTTTAGTATTTTTGATCCCTTTAGGAATTAGACGAGATCCATCTTGAAATACAAAACCTTTTTTGTTTAGAAACTCCAGGAATAACGTAGGAACAAAAGAATTTCTATCATCGTCACTTTCGCACCATTTTCTTAATTGTTTTTTAGGAATTATTTTTCGATTCTGACAAACAAAGTCATCAACCAAATAAACTATATCATCAAGAAACATTCCTTCAAAAGTATCTGGTAATTTTACTTCATGCATAACTCCCCCCATTAATATTAAAAAACTTGGGTAGATCTAGGAACCTACCCAAGTTTTAGTAGTTAAATTTTTACCATTAAATGTTTAAGCTCAGTTGATATGAGTTTCCTTTTAAATACTCAGAAGGTTTATTGGTATCCAATTTCTTTTTAATTCCTAATAACAATGCAGAGGAAATTAATTTTTCAATTTCAATTGGGAGAACCAACCACTGCGGCTTTCCGTAACTCTGTGGGTATCCAATTCCATTTGAATACCACCTGCAAGCAATGGAATATTGCCACAAACCTTTGTCTGTTTTCCAATTACCTGCTGCAATAGCAAAGGACCCATCATCGTAAATAACTTCTTTAACACTGAATCTTGACGTACTGCACTTCATAATTACCTCCTTTTATAAGGTCTCTACTGGTGGTTTATTAACTTTTGATAGCAACTTAGCTATCCATCTTAGGCCGCGATAAGGAAAATGTAATAATAACTTGGTTTTCCAGCATTTTCCTTATCGGGGTGAGGCAAATTCTGCTATCCGGAGAACCGCATCTTCCTAATGCGCAACGATTATAAGACGGCGCAACCACTAAGGGTTTGTTGGAGGTCAGCAGTAGACGATCTTATTGGGCATCACACCAATGTCGATCTAACCGGAGAATTAAATATCCAAGACTATCTAATTCAAATATTAATATATATAGTAGAATCTATTTTAAATTTTAAGAACAAACAACAAAAGTAAGGGGTTAATAATGGTTTTAACAGGATATCTTGCTGGATGGTCACAATATACAGAATATAGAGAATTTGCAATAAAAAATTATGGAGATAAAGTAAATCTTTTAAATCCAATGTCAATTACACATTTAGAAGTAATTGATAATATTGGAAAAAATGAGTATGATACATATATAGTTAGAAGAGATAAAAAATTAATTTTGAGTTCTGATATTTTAGTTGCATACTTGGGAGATCAGGGAAGCACTTGGGGAACAACTATGGAGATTATATTTGCATATGAAAATGGAGTTCCTGTTTATGTAATTGATACAACATTAGGTATGAAAAACTATAATGATGCTTGGGTTAAGTTTCATACCAAGAAAGTATTTGATTCAATTACAGAATGTTTTGAGTATATTATTAGTAGAAAATTCTAGATATTTACTTAATTTATTAGAACATACATTAAACTTTAAAGGAGAGAAATATGTCAATGGGAGCAGCTGGGGTAATGAAAAAAGAAAAAAGTAAGAATATGGGGATAGAAGCGAATGATGGTCATACAAGAGATGATAGTCAAACAGCAACAAGATTATTAGATAAAAATTGGAGTCCATTAATTGTAAGAAAATATCAAATGTTAGGGTGGCCACTATATATTGGAATGATATGTGATGCTAACTTAAATGATTTAGATACAGTAATTTATGCTTTAAGTGATGAAGCAGAAAAACTAGGATTTATGAATGGAAGTATTCAAGGAACCAGAAACTATTGTGGTTTTTTAAGTGATGGTATTGTTAAATACTATAATTCAATTAAAAAAGGTGTAACAGAAGGAGTTGCTGTGTGCTGGTATGTAGATAAATGTTTTGTTTCTTCTATGTATGGTGATTTAATGACCCACGAAAAGTGTGCAGCAGAATTTTATTCAATTTTAAACATGTTACCGCATATTTAATAGAAAATAAACTAAAAGGAGAATTGTTAAAAATGAAAGAAGAAAACAAAGGGAAAAAATGGGCAGATGAAGATTTAACATTAATTTTAAGTATGGTTCCTTCTATATTTAATAGAGATCATTTAGCAAAAATGTTAGGTAGAACTCCAAGAGCGATTGAATTTATATGGGAGGGTGCTTATGGAACTACTAAACTATTACGTGAAGAAAAAGGGTTACCAAGACTAAAAAATATGAAAGATAAACTTGGGATATATAATAATCTTTGTATGGTAACTTCTAAATCTAAATCAATAATTGAGTTAGTAGAGAACAAATAATAAATTTAAATAAGGAGGTAACTGATTATGACGTAGGTAAATCAACAACGTCCACCATAAGTTTTTTATGTTAAATTAATCATAAAAAATAAAATGGAGGACAAAATCATGTTTAAAGAAATAAAAGAAAGATTAAAGAACTACGCAAAAGAAATTAGAGACTTAAAAAGTAAAAGGAAACTAATAAATAGAGGAAAACTAAACTTAGCAGAAATTGAAGTAAAAATAGTTCAGTTAAAATATCATTTTAGACACATCCACATCGCTTTATGTGAAGTTAGAGGAAGGACAAGAGAACAGATTGAAAAACCATCAAAATTTAACCCTGCAGATCAACGTTACATTGACAAAATCAAAACAGAAATCCTACAAAAAATTGAAGATGAAAAGATTATACGTGCTAGTGCGCAAGGATCTTGATTATTCTTCTCCAGCGGTTCAAGCGGGTCATGTAGTAGCTGAGTTTTGTTTGAACAATAATGGAAATGAATGGAATAATCATACTTTGATTTATCTAGGGGTTAAAGATTTATTTGAGTTAAATAGATGGCGTAATAAATTGGAAAGAAAAGATATAGAATACACAGTATTTTCTGAACCAGATATGGGATATGAAACTACTGCAATTGCAACATTAGTGAATGATGAAAAAATCTTTAGAAATTTAAGATTATTAGAATAGTGAAAAAGGTTCTATAGCTGAGACTGGTCTAGCGGGGATCTCTAAAGTCCTGTCAACGTGGGTTCGAGTCCCACTAGAACCTCCAAAAAATAAAATAAGAAATTTTCTAAAAAAGTTAGAACAAATACAATATAACTATTAAAGGAGGTATTTTTATGTTTGAATTTACTACATTACTATGGTGTTGTGTTATTTGTAGCATCGTTAGTCCTATAGTTTGTTATCTTATTTTAAGAAATAATCCTGTAATATCTGCTGCATTCAAAATTACTTTTATAAAATAAAAACCAGAAATTTTCTAAAAAGGATAGAACAAACATCTTTATAAGTTGAAAGAGGTTGTGTAAAGAAACACAAGAAACAAAAAAACTATTTTAAATTAAAGGAGAAGGTTATGAGCGTACTATCAGAATTGTTTGAGAAATTGGAATTAAGTTTAACTTCAGCAAAAATTGAAGCTGGTGAGTTTGACAGAGGTAAGAAAATTGCTGCTGGTAGACTTCGGAAAGAAGCACAAGTAAGTAAAAAAATCTGGCAGGAAATCAGAATAGCTACAATGGCAGAATTGAAATCTATGCCAACCAAAACAAGAGCCCCAAAGGCTTAATAATTAAACTAGGGTAGATTATACATAAGTAGTCTACCCTAGTTTTCCCGTTCGGAATGTGGCGCAGTTGGTAGCGTGCATGGCCTGGGACCATGAAGTCGGAGGTTCAAATCCTCCCATTCCGACCACAATAAAACTAATAGATTAGAAAGGAGTAATAAAGTGAAAACATCATATTTCTTTTCACCTAAATTAACCATTGATGATGATTTGGTTTCTGTAGCAGGACTAGCACCAAAAAATTTTACAGATAAATTTCCAAACTCATTAATTTACAAACCTTTAGTTCCACCAAAACAATTAGTTCACGATTATAAATCAAAAAAAATTTCTGAAAAAGAATACACAAAAGCTTACAAAGAGCAATTATCTAAATTAGATCCAGTTACTATTTATTATGATTTAGAAGATTCAATAATTTTATGTTGGGAAAACCCTGGAAAATTTTGTCATAGATTATTAATAGCTAAGTGGTTAGAATCAACTACAGGAGAAACAATTTCTGAATTATGAAATCATATTTTGTAGGAGACAAAGAGTATACTACTATATGTTCTGTTCATAATGAAGTTCTTAGAATTTTAAATAAATCAATAGAACAAAATTCTTTAAAGGATATTGATTTAGCAGTTGAATTAATAAAAGTTTCTTCAGAAATGGGTCAAAATATGGAAAATTCTTTAAAATATAAAAATTCAATAGGTTTTGGAGCAATTAATACTAATATTTATAATATGAATAGTGATGAAAAAGAATGAGACAATGGAATGTAAATCCAGAAATACTATGTACTAAACACCTTCTAGGAGAACACGTGGAATCACATATGTACATGGGGTGTATTAAAAAAGGAACAAGTTTAAAAGGTTATATTGATAAAGGTTTAGTTGAAGTTCATAATATAACAAAAAGACATAATGAACTAGTAAATGAAATGATTAAAAGAGGAATGAATCATAAAACTCCAATAGAAGAATTTATTTGCGAAGAAATTGGATATGTTAATTCAGAGAAAAATATAGAAGAGTTAAAAAGAAGATGTATAAAATGTAGAGAAAGGATTGAAAAATGAAATTTTCATACTATGAAAGACCTGAAATATATATAACAATTGATGGGATTAAATATCAATGGAACGGTGGATTGGGTGCAATTTTATTTAGTAGAGAAAGAGGAATTAAAAAAGGTGATGTAAGAATTATTGGTGGTCTTTTCTTTTACGCAAGCAATGTTGCTAATTTTTCATATTTTCAAAAACCAAGAATCGAATGGACTGTAGTGGATGTTAAAGTATCAGAAATAGAAGAATTAAAAAGAAGTTTACTTTGGGAAAGATGAGTTATTAATTATATGACAAATAAACAATTTATGTATATTATTAAAACATTTCAAGAGAATGATTATGTTCATCCTTTAACTTGTGTTTGTGGTGCTGGAAGTTTAGATAGTTATGAAAAAGAAGATAGAGTAGTTTTATATTGTAGAGATTGTGGGTATGAACAAGAAATAGATGATCAATTAAGAGCTATAATAATGGAAATGTATATGCATAATCCATTTAATCCAGGATTAATGAAAGGATAAAAATGTTACTAGTTAGAACTCATATAGACAAGTCTTCAATTCATGGGATAGGGTTATTTTCAAATCAATTTATTTCAAAAGGAACAAATATTTGGGAATATAACTCTTTTATGGATAAAATACTTACAGAAAATGAAATTAATATATTAAAAGAAAGACTTGATTCTAATATTTTTAAAGAATTTAGAACTCTCGTATCTAGATTAGAAAATAATGTTTATATGGTTTATGGTGATAATGCTAAATTTACTAATCATAGTTATTTTAATAATATATCAAATGGAATAGGAGCAGGTCTCTTTACTGTTGCTAAAAGAGATATTGAAATTGGAGAAGAATTAACTGAAAATTATTTAGATATTTATTTTGATGAAGAAGACATTGGGTTTTTAATAAAGGAGTGAACAGATGAATGTAATAATAGCTGGGTATAATAAAACTAGTGAAGATAATTTAAGTCCAGAAATAATTTCAGCATCTTATGCTAGAGTTAGTAGACAAGAAAAATCAATTCCAGAAATTAGGGAAGAAGCAAAAAAAGATTTGGTTAAAGCAAGAGAATCAAATAAAAATATAGTTTATGGAGTTGGTCATTCATCTATTGCTGAACATGTGGTATTTAATATTGATATTATTGATGTATCTAGATTTTTAGTTGAGGAAATTGAAAGTCATAGATTAGCATCTTATACTGAGAAATCTCAAAGATATGTTTTATTCAATGGAGATTATACTATTCCAAGAGAAATTACAGATAATCTAAAGTGGAATGAAAAATATATTAAATTAATTAAAGAACAAAATGAATTCTATGTAGAGTTGTATCCAATTCTTTTGGAGTATTTTAAAAAGAATAATTTAGAAAAATATGAAAAAGATCCAAAAACAGTTGAAGGATGGGCAAAAGAAGACGCAAGATATATAATTTCATTAGCAACTCAAACTCAACTAGGAATGACTATCAGTGCAAGAAATTTAGAATTAATGATTAAACGATTACTAGCGTGTCCACTATATGAAGCTGTTGAATTAGCAAATAAATTAAATGATGAAGCTTATAAAATTGCTCCATCATTATTTCCTTATATTATACCAACAAAATTAGATATTAAAAATAAGAAAAGATTATATGATCGTATAATTGAAGGTAATGGTAGTAATAGAGTTTTTATGAAAAATTTTGATGAAGAGGATATGGATTCTAGATTAGCTGAATCCCTTCATTCAGATATATTTCCAATAGATAACAAAAAAATTATTTTAGATGCTTTAGAAGAAATGACAGTATATGATCCTGCACCAAGAGAATTTGAAATAATTGATTTTGAGTTTGATTTACAAGTTAGTGCATCTTGTTTTGCTCAATTAAAAAGACATAGAATGATGACTTTGCTTCCACGATCATATACTACAAGAGATGTGATACTTCCACAATCTGTTCTAGAAACAGGGATGGAAGACAAATTTATGGAAATTATTAGAAAAACAAATTTATTTTTTGAGAAAACTGGATGTTATTATATTTTAACAAACGCTCATTCTAGAGAAGTTTATGTTAAAATGAATTTAAGAGAAATGTATCATTTTTGTAGAATGAGAATGGATAATCATGCTCAATGGGAAATTAGGGAATTAGCTAATTTAATGTATGAAGAAGCATCTTATAGATGTCCTATTGGAATGTCACTATGTTGTGGAAAAGATAAGTTTCAACAAGTGTATGATAGTGTTTACAAAAAAAAATAATAATATTGATTGATTAATTTTAAAAGATTAAGAGAAGATATTCACAGAATACTAAGTGTCCACTACGTAATCGTAGCCTTCTTAGCAACCACTTTCTCTTCTCTTAATCTTTACTTGCGGAGGCAAGATTTATGACTTCAATGCATTTGCTTCGAACATTTTCTTAACATCTTCTTGTGATGTGTCCATAAATTTCTTGATTGCTTCAATAGAGTAAGGAACTACCCTTTCCTGAGCCTTTTTCTCAGCAATCTGCTCAATTATTTCAGTGATCTTTTCTGCCTCAATTTTTGTAAGGTTATTGATATATTCATCTAGTTCAGATTTCTTTTCATCAAGAGCTTTATTTATCAAACCTTTTATCTTATTAAAAAGCCCATCTGATGAACTATTTGTGGGAACTTCTGCTAATGAATAACTTCCACGACGGAGTCTGGTAATTTTTCCGTTTTTACAAAGGCTTATGAGAGACATACTTATTTGCTTCTTCGAATATTTCTTACTTATCATTCTAGCAACTTCAAAACTTCCAAATTCCTGCTTTTTGAATCCAAGAATCTTTTCTAAAATTATAGCTTCAAGGGACCCAATTACAGGAACGAAAGACGAAGTTACTATCTCAGGTTTATTTTCTGAATGATTAATCATCTGGTATTCTTTCATCCCTATTCTTTCTACTTCACCTCTTTTTGAGAACTGGTTTATTACATACCATATACGCTGGTTACCAAGTTGTGGAATTTCTACTTGAATATCTTTTATAGTAAATTTTCCAAGTTTCTTCATACTTGCTACAATTTTTTCAAAATACTTATTTTTCTTCATAAATTTCTCCCTTTCTTTTTTAGTAAATTTTTAAAGTTTCTTAAAACTTTCTTGGCGATTATTTACTATAAATATAAATCACCATATTACATTATGATTTTTCAACTTCTACGTTAACCTTTACTATTAGGTTAATTGTTATCGGAAGATCAATCGGTTTCATGTTAGATAAATCTACAAGAACTGACGCAGGTTGTAAAGGATGCTTTTCATATGTTGGTTGTTTTTCAACTTTCTTTCTTGGTTTATAATGTCTTGCTTGACCATTCGTTTTGTTAAATGCACTTGCCCTTCCTCGGTTTGATGAGTGTTCTTTGCAATAAGATATTAATTCTGTCATTGAAGAATTATATCCTGAAAGTATTTTCCAACCTTGTTTCCCAGATGGTTGAACTATAAATATTCTTTCATTAAAATTTTTCCCAACGTGGGATGACCATTTTAAATCCTGCATTCGATTATCGGAATATTTCTTTTCCGCAACATTTTTGCTTATACTACCAAACAATAGTTTTTGAACATCTATCGTTTGACATTGTTTGTTGTGACTCCACATGTAAAGAATAATCTTTTCAAAATCTGAAAATTTATTTGCCATAGATTCTTTTCTACTTCCTGTTACTTTTGTTGTTTTGGTTTCCATAATACATTTTCTCCTACTTTTATTTATTAGTGTAATATCACTATTTATTTGATCTATGACTTCACTTCTTTCTACCAACCCTGGAGTTTTATTAAAAATATAATCCTTACTATTCGGGTCTGTTGTAAAAACAACTTTTGATGGTTTCTCCATAATCCCCCTTTCATAATTTTGTTTTTATTAGATTTAAAAGTTCTGTAACAGTTTGAATTCTTGTATGCATTGGAATTATTCCTTTAGTTTCCAATTTTTCAATAAACAACGATGGAACTAAATCATATCTTTTAAATTTTTTAAATTGCATCTTTGATACTTGATTTACATTAAGGAATTTAGAAATTCCATCTCTAAATTCTTTAACTTCCATTGTTTTAAACATACTGAAATTTGACATAATACACTCCTTTCTTCATTAGTAATTAATATATATAGTAAAACAGTCTAAAACCTAGAACAAAAAATAAAAGAGGAAGGTAAATATGGCGCAAAAAAATATTAAAGAACTAGTAAAAAATACAGAGTGGCAAAAAGTTAGAGAATCATTACTAGGTCAATGGAGAGATCATCCTGAAAAATGCTGCGCAAAATTAAGAGAGTTTCTTGGATCTGCTTCAACAGCAAGTAATGATAAAATTAGAATTGTTCTTAACTATACAACTGGAACCGTATTTCGCTCAAAAACTATTACTTCTCCTTGTGTAGCAAAATTAAGAATGCAAATATCTTCTGAAATAAAAAAAAGAAAAGCTATGAATAAATGGAACTAAAAAATATAGGGATGATAAATTCCCTATATTTAATTGACTTAGTATAACTAAGTCTTACTAATGAAGTTTATCAGAATCTGTATCTTCTTCTTTTTCTATTTCTTCAAGTTGCTTTGCTGTATCATCGGAACTAGAATTGATTAGTTTGAATAAAGTAATATACTTTTCTTTTATTTCTTTACAATCCGATTCAAAATCAGGATTACTGCTTAGTGAATCATAGCAAATTACTATAATAGATTCAATCTGATTTTTATATTTTTTTGTATACTTAATGATATCATCAGCAACTTCTTCATATATTTTGAAATATAATGCTAGTAATTTAAAAAATCCAATTTTAACAACCTCACCTTTTTTACTAGTTGTAAAATTGAAAAAACTTTGCCAACCTTTTAACAATTTAACTTTATCCATTTTAATACCGTCCTTTCTTTTTGTTAGGGGTTAATTGAATCTTAGAACAACTTCTTTATAAGTATTAATATATATAGTAGAAGAATCCATTTGTAATATCTAGAACATATTACTATATACCATTCCAGTAGTGAAAGGATGAAAAATGACAAGTTCAGATTTAGTTAAAAAAGGGTTAAGTGAATTAGAAGATCTTATTCCAGATTCTCAACCAATATTACCAGTTGTTGAAAATAGTATTTATTTTTATACTAAAGTGGATGATAGAAGTGTTGCACATTTAACTAAAGAAATAAAGATTTTAGAAAATAGACTTTTGTATGAAAAAATTTCTAGAAATCAAGATTTTGCATCTCCAATAAATTTATATATTTTTAGTGAAGGTGGATGTGGTTTATCTGGAATGGCAGCAGCAGATACAATTTTAAATTGTAAAGTTCCTATTCATACAATAGTTAGTGGATACTGTGCATCAGCAGCAACCTTTCTATCTGTATCTGGAAGAAAAAGATTTATGACAAAAAATTCTATAATGTTAATACATCAGTTAAGTGATGAAAGAGCTGGAACATATTATCAATTAAAAGATGATATAAAAAATTTAGATTTATTTATGAATATAATGAGAAGTTTTTATAGAAAACATACAAAGATACCATCTAAAAAATTAAATGAAATTTTAAAACATGATTTATCATGGACATCAGATATATGTTTAAAATATGGATTGGTTGATGAAATTTTATAGTGAAAGGATTTTAAATGGAAAAGAATGAATATGTGATAGTTTCTCCACATGGTGATGATGAAATAATAGGAAATTATATACCTCTTGTAATTAAAAAAATTAATCCAATAATTATTTACACTTCAGATATTGATCCAGAAAGAAAACAAGAAATTTTATCATTACCAAAATATATTGAAGTAAAAGCACAACTATTTTGTAAAGAAGTTCCATCTAATTTAATAACACCTAACTCAACTTTATTTTTTCCTGACCCTATTAATGAAATACATCCAGAACATAGAAGGTGCGGTTCAAGAGGAGAAGAATTAGCTAGAAGAGGAATAAATATAATTTTTTATTCTACTAATATGAATGTTCCTTGGATAAGAGAAGTTGAAGATTTTAAAGGGAAAAGACATTTATTAGAAAAAGTTTATCCTAGTCAAAAATCTTTATGGAAAACCGAATTTAAGTATTTTCTTTATGAAGCGCATCAACAATGGATTTTTTAAAAATATTTGAATTTGTAGCTACTTTATTAACAGTTATTGGTGTTATCTATACAACGATTCCAAAAAGAAAAGGTCTTTTATATCTTATCGCTTCAAATCTTGTATGGATGTATTTTGCTTATTTATCAAAATTGTGGTTTTTCTTATCACTAGAAGTTTTTTTATCAATTTTAAGTTTTATTTCACTAAAAACTTGGAAAGATCAAGGAATATCTTTTTAATTTTTATTCAGGAGATATAATATGAGTGTGGAACTTGAAAGAAAATCTCTTTATATAAAAAATATGTATGGTGTAAAAAGTTGTTTTGATGTAGATGTAATGTTAGAAACAGAAGATAAAAAAATTATGGTTATAAAGACTTGGGACAAAAAACTAAAAAGATTAAAATATAATGAAGAAGAAAAATGTTATTTAATAGTTGATGAAGGAGAATAAAAAATGGAAATTGAAGATTTAGCAAAAGAGTTACATGAAGCAGGGAGAGAAGCTGTAGAAAAAGGAGCAACAGTTGCATCAGATAAATTTGGTGAAAAAACCAGAACTTTTATATCTTGGAATGATATTACAGAAAATGCAAAAGAAGGAAGAAGAATTCAATCTAGATATTTACTTAATAAATATAATATAACATTAAAGGATTAATATGTCAAGATTAATTTTTGTTCCGCAATTTCCATCTAAACTTAGATATCAAGAAACTTGGTTTTCTGAGTTTCCAAAACAAATGAAAAAATACTTTGATGAAGTAATTGTGTTAGGTGAATATTATGTTGAAGCAAACAAGGATATAAATAATAGAAGTGAAAAACATATGTTTTCTCCAATCCATCAAGCAATACTTTTGGAAATGGATCAGATTAATGAATTTTATAATATGAAAATTTATAATGATGACATCTTATTTTTAGCTGATTTAAGTTTTCCTGGATTCTTTTCAAATATATTATATCATAAACCAATTAAAAATGCATATTGTTATTGTCATGCAACTTCAAAAAATTATTTAGATTATTTTGAACCAGTTAGACCTTCTAAATTTAAATGTGAGTCAGCACATGCATTGTTATTTAAAAAAATATTTATTGGAAGTAAATATCATAAAGGTAAATTGGGTTGGCAAGATACTAAAATAGTAGGACTTCCAATTCCACCTTATCAAACATTTAAAGAAGAAAAGATATATGATATTATTTCAGTAGCTAGAGAAAATTCTCAAAAGATTAATAAAACTATTGAAATGGGTGTTATGGAAGATTATTCTATAACTAGAAAAGAAGTAAATTCTTGGGAAGAATATTATAAGTTTCTAAGTCAAGGAAAAATATTGTTAATTACAAGTAAAGAAGATACTTTTAATTATTCTATTATGGAAGCAGTAATGAACCATACAGTTGTGTTGGCTCCAAATAGATTAGCTTTTCCTGAGTTATTACCACAACAGTATTTATATAATGGAATAGATGATTTAAAACAAAAAATTGGATATTATTTAATAAAAGATGAACAAATAAATAAATTATTGTGCAATGATTTATGCGAAAATTTTTATGAGAATATAGTAAATGAGATGAAAGGAGGTGAATAATTTTTAGTTGGTTTTCATTGTGAAAACTATAAGGCATATGCCAAAATTGTATTTAACTTCATTGAGAAGGAGATTTATTATGATTAGTTTAAAAAGAACAAATAGTGTAAAAAGTATTATAGAAAATTTAGAAATTTTTAGAATGGAACATAATAAGGGGGTAGAAGAATTTAATAATAGAAAATTTGATCCGTTTCATATTTTTGCAACAGATTATAATCAAAACGGTATTTGTAGAATTTTAGAAAAAGATCGAGAAAGATATTTTCCAAAACCAGAATGTTATGTATGTTCTGGTAATATAGAACCAAGACCAATGTCATGTTATAGAGGCCATAATTGTCATTATTTTCCCCATAAAAGAGGGTCAAAAGAAAAACCTGAAGGTTCTCCTTTAATGGAAATTAAAATAACAAGTTTTTCTTCTGATCTTTCAATTTATTTATCAAGATGTAATTTATCATGGTTACTAGATCATCAAGAATATGATTTTATTGTTAGAACTACTTATGTAAATAACTGGGTTCTCCATCATTCAAATATAGATGGTTATGATGATTCTCCAGGAAATATAAAAATTGTTAATGGTACATGGCATTTAAATACACATAGAGAATTAAAAGATAGAAATAATAAAATTACTAAACTTGAATCTATGTTTCTATTAAAAAATGATAGAACAATATTAAAAGAATTAGAGGTTCAAAGATATCTTAGAAGTATGGTGATAGATAGATTAACAAAAATACAAGATGACCCAGATATTTTAAGATGTCTAATTGAAGTTGGTTCAAAAATTAATTAAAAAGTTGAAAGGATTATTAGTAGATTAATGCCATACAAAACTTATACAAATTGGCTTTTCGATGGGGATCTCAAGAAAGAGATCCCCAAAGAATTATTAAAATATAATTCTCCAATCTCAGTTTATTACGCTCTATCAATGTTTATACTAAATGAAAAGTTTACTACATTTTTAGATGAACATCTTAACAATATGGGATTATATTATTTAGATAAAGAAGAACTATTTAATTTTTTAAAAAGAGGAGTAAAAGAATTAAAAATTCAAAGAAATTCTATTCCATTTATTCCATATTCTAGAAGAGAAAAATTGTATGAAGCTTTGAGAAAAAGGATTCCTGTTCTAAAAAATTATGATATAGATTTATTATCTGATATTATAAATAATTCAGAAAATAAAGATAATATTTATAATTCGTTAGGTTTAGTTAAAATAGAAAAACCAAAAAAAGTAAAGAAAACTAAGCAAAAAAAAGAAGAAAAAATAATAATAGAAAAATATTTAAAAGATATATACCAGGTAGCTGAAATATAGCTACCTGGTAAAATCTAAATTAATTAACGGAAGCTTCTTCTAAAATGGAAGTTTTCTCGTTATTTATAATTGCTGTGGGGGCTTTCTTTTTGGATTTTTTCTTTGGAGGAAAAATCATTTTGTCAAGTATTTTATCAAGAATTTCAACTTTTACTAAGGGATTAAATAAATGATCTCTATTTATAGTACCAGATCCTTCACAAGTTTTACATTTAATTTTTTCAGACACTACATTTGTTTTTTTACTTATCTTTCCAGTTCCATTACAGAATTTACAAGGTTTTCCTTCTGGAAATTTAAATGTAGGTTTGTAGACATACTTTTTAGTTCCTTTACAAGTTTTACATATTTTTTCATTTATTTTACCTGCTCCATTACAAGTGTTACATTTTACTGTAATCCACCCGTTCTCACATTTAGTGCAGGTAATTTGGATTTGGTCGAAACTAATAATTTTTCTTCCAAATGTTCCACTTCCATTGCAAGATCTGCAGATACAACTTTCAGCAATGTTTTTAATACTCTGGTCTACATCAGATTTTTTCATGCCCCCTCCAAAAAAAGTATTTTAAAAAATAAAAAAATTGATATCCAATAAAACAAATTCTTTATCTTTCATTAATTAATATATATAGTTATAAATTTTAACTATGATTAGAAAAATTTTTTAATGGTAAGAACATATTTTAAAAAGGAGTTTATATTGTTTAGTATAAAAAAATCATTAGCAGATTGTATGAGTTGTGAATTATTTTCTGCTAATTCTTGTATTCTCGAAACTAATTGTAAAACATTTGATGAGGTAGAAATAATTTTTGTAGCTGAAAATCCTGGTGATGATGAAGTAAAACATAATCCTCCAGTTCCATTAATAGGCAGAGCAGGTCAGACATTTAGAAAATATTTTAAAAAATATCATTTAGATAATGCAAAATATCTTTTAACAAATGTAGTATTATGTCAAACAGTAAAAAAAGATGGTACAACAGGAAACCCATCAAAACAAGTAATTGAAAGATGTAAAGTAAATTGTTTTGATATAGTTGAAAAATGCAATCCAAAATTAATAGTATTAATGGGGTCATCTGCTGGGTTAGCTTTTGAATTATTTGATGGAACAGGTATAACTAGTATAAGAGGAACTATTTTTAAGTGGAAAAATATAGACGCATTGTTAACGTTTCATCCTAGTTATGTAAATAGAAATAGGGAAGAAGAACCAAAATTTGAAATTGATATTAAAAAAGCTGCAGAGATGATAGGATTAAAATCTTCAATCAATGTAGTTAGAAAAGATGAATCTGGGAAAAAAGGAGTTTTCTATTATAAAATTCCAGATAAATATTATACATCTGATTATAAATTAATTGATGTTCAATATTTAACAAAAACAAATGAAGTATTATATATTTTTAGAGATAAAGATAATAATAAAGTTTATCATAAAGAGAATGATACATATGTTTGTTATCAAACTCCAAAAGATGTAGATTCAAGACCCACAATGAATTATGATGATCTATATCAAGTTAAACTTCCATACAAACAAAGAGCAACATTAGATCCTTCAATAACTTATGAAGGTGATATTAAAATAACAGTTAAACATTGTCAAGATTATTATATCCAGAAAAAAGTTGAAGATCCAAATGTTAAATTAAATATAATGTTTATAGATATTGAAAATTATTCTGAAACAAGAGAATATTCAACTGTTGAAGATGCTAAAGATCCCATAGTTATAATTGGATTTTTGTATAATGGAATTCATAAAACATATGTTGTTGATCCAAAAGTTTATGGAATAAAAAATTTAGTAGAAAAGATAGAGTTAAAAGAAAATGAAGAAGTTTTATTCTTTAAAACTGAAAGGGAAATGATAAGTAAGTTTTTACTAGATTGTAGAAAATTAGATCCAGATGTAATTACTGGATGGTTTGCTGATGAATTTGACTTACCTTACATTGTAAATAGATGTAAAAAAATAGGAATTAATTCATTTACAATGAGTAAGTTTGATGAAGTTGAGCTTGATTATTATAGACATAGTGTTAATATTTTAGGAGTAGTTGTTTCTGATTTATTATACTTATATAAGATGTATTCATTAGGAAAAAAAGAAAGTTATAAATTAGATTTTATTGGTAATTTAGAACTTAAAATGGGAAAATTAGGAGAAGGTTCTAATTTTTCTGATATGTTTAAAAATAGTCCATCTGAAGCAATAAAATATAATATGCAAGACGTTAGAATTTTACCTTTATTAAATACCAAGATGAAACATTTAGAGCTACAAAATAAAATTAGAGAAACATGTAAAGCAAGTTTTAATGCAGCTAAAAGTCAAATGGGTCAATTAGATTCATTAATTGTATCATTTTTAAAAGAAAAAGGATTATCTTCTAAAAATGCTAATATAAGTGGGAAAGATGAAGAGTTTGAAGGAGCTTATGTAAAACCTCCAACTGTTGGGGTTCATGATTATATTGTTGACTTCGATTTTGCTTCTCTATATCCAAGTTTAATTTTAACTTATAACATAGGTATTAATTCATTTGTTATGAAATTTGATGATTATACTTTAGGTTATGATTTAGCATATAGTAAAGAAAATCTTCCAGATCAAATGAAAGTAATAGTAGATCCATCATTTTCAAAGAAAGAATATATGATTACAAAAGAACAATTACTAAAGAAAATTGAAGATGGTAATTTAATATGCACAATTAATGGTTGTTTTTATCAACCACATGATAAAGAATTATCATTTTATAGTGAAATTCTTGAAATTTTATTGTCAGAAAGAAAAGTGTATAAAAAGAAAATGTTTGATGCTAAAGTAGCTAAAGATGAAGAAAAAGAACAACTTTATGATGTTAGACAAAATGCAACAAAGATTCTTGCAAATGCTATGTATGGAGTTTTTGGAAATAATGCTTTTAGATTTTATAATGTAGATTGTGCTAGGTCTATTACTTTAAGTGGTCAAGAATCATTAAAAAGTTCAATTATAGAAGGTAACGCTTTTGTTGAAGGTTTAAAAAATGATAAATTTATAAAACCAGATTCATTAAGTAAAAGAGAAATGTATTCAGAAGATTTTAATAGAGTAACCAAATATATTATAACCGGAGATACAGATTCAATTTTTGTATGTTTAGATCTACTTCTTGATAAAAAGAAAACAGATGATGAAAAAGTTAAAGATGTTTTAAATTATTGTAATCAAATTCAAAAATATTTAAATAAAGAAGTTATTGAAACTATAGTTAAAAGACATTCAAATTTAATTGAAAAAAGTAGATTAGAATTAAAAAATGAGTTAGTTATAAAAAGAGGATTATTTTTAGCTAAAAAAAGATACGTAAATCATATTATATACCAAGAAGGAAAAAAAGTAGATGATATAAAAAGTATGGGTGTAGAAACAAAAAGATCTGATTTTCCTTCAATGAGTAAAATTAAATTACAGGAGTTAATAGAATTAATATTAAAATCTAAAGAAGTTAAATTTAGTAATCTATTATCTTTTGTTAAGGGTACAGAATCTCAATTTACTAAAATAATAAAAGAAAGAAAAAAAGAAATAGCAAGACCAGTTTCATTTACCAAAAAATTAAAAGACTATAAAGTTATTCCACAAGGAGTAAAGGGGTGCTTAAATTGGAATGATCTTGAATATAGAGTTTTTGACGTAGGTTCTAGAGGATACTTATATAAAATATTAGGAATTGATTTAGAAAAAGCACCAAAGAATGTAGCAGATAAGTATGACAAAGAATTTTTATCAAAGGGAAGAAAATTAACAGAAATTGTTCTTCCTGATGATTTAGAAACTCTTCCTAATTATTACATTATTGATGAAAAAGAAATGTTAAAATTTTCTTGGATTGATAGATATAGTTTAATGTTAGAACCACTCGTACCAAAAAGTGAAATGTTAAAATTTTAGACAAAAAAAGAGACAGATTGTGGTCCATCTCTTTTCTCGAAGTTGTTACTTCTTTTTGGATTCAACTATTATAGTTGCTATGGCAATAACAACTTGAATGATAATTGATACCCAATTTGTCTCTTTTTTGTCAGACATGATTGTGTCCTCCTAGGTAGGATCACAATTCATCAGTATGAAATTCAACAATATACTTATGCGTCAAAAATTAATATATATAATGGTAAGTTTTTTAACTAATCTAGAACTTTTATAGAACAAATATATAATAAGTTCTAGATGGAGGTTTTATGAAAAAAGCAATTTTTAAAAGAAATGTTAATTGCACAATGTCAGATGAAATGTTTAAAAAAGTAGAAAAAATAACGATAGAACAAGAGATTTCATTTTCTGAGTTTATTAGACAATCCATAGAACTTAAAATACATTCTATGGAGGAACCTGATCATGGAAAAACATCTGTGTGACTATGGCTGTGGACAACCAGCTCTTTACTATTTTAAAACTTCTAACAGATGGTGTTGTAGTAATCATACAAACAAGTGTTCATCTTTAATAGTAAAAAATAAAGGTTTTTCTGGAAAAACTCATTCTAAAGAAACAATAGAAAAAATGAGAAGAGATAGATCTAGAGAAAAACATCCAATGTTTGGAAAACATCATTCTGAAGAAAGTAAAAACAAAAATAGAATTAATAATCTAGGAAAAATTCATTCTGAAGAATGGATAGAAAATCATAAAAAAAGAATGTTAAATGGACAAGCGGATTTAATGAATAAATCACCTAGAGATTCAGAAAAACTTAAAAAATTATATGAAAATACTAAACAAAGAATGTTAAATGGTGGAGCTTCTTATGCACTTAGTTTTGTTAAAAATCCATCTAAACCAGAAATAATGATAAGAGATATGGTTTTAGAATTATATCCTAATGCAGATCCTCAACATAGTATCTTTAACTATTCTATAGATATAGCTTTAGTTGAACAAAAAATAGCTATAGAATATGATGGATATCATCACTTTTTTGAAATTGGAAAAATTAAAAAATATACTAAAGAAGAGTATAGACAAAAAATGAAAGAATATGATGATAACCGTCAAAAAAGAATTGAAAATGAAGGTTGGAAATTTTTAAGATATAATATATTTCAAAAATTTCCAACTAAAGAACAGATAGAATTAGATATAAAAAATCTAATGAAGAACAAACAATAAATTTATGAAAGGATTAAATATGAAAACAGTAAGACTAATTGAGTTTTTTAATTGGACATGGCAAGGTGAGGGAGAAGACAGTGGTAAGAAAATGCTTCTTCTAAGATTTAAACATTGTAATAGAGCACATGGATATTTAGTAAAGAATGGGTTAAAAGCTTGTCGATATTGTGATACTCTTACAAAAATGAGTGTTGTTCAAGAAGCGGAATATGCAATTAAAGACATTCAAACCGCTATTGAAGAAAATAATTTAGCAGTAATGATAAGTGGAGGAGAACCTGGATTTGGAATAAATTTGCAATCAACTATTGATATAGTTAACTTAACTAAATCTTATTTATACAATATAGAAACAAATGGTTGTGATTTAGAAAAATTAATAGATGGAATACATAAACAAAAGAATGTTAAATTTATGTTATCCCCAAAATTATTTACAGAAGATGATTTTAATTATTATGCAGATCTTTTAGATAAAGTAAAAGATAATGATAAAGTAAAAATAAAATTAGTTTATGAGGAAGATAACCCATTGATAATTAAATTTTTATTATATCTTCAAAAAATTAATTTTGATAATAATAAACTCTGGTTAATGCCAGAAGGAAAAAATATGGTAGAATTAATTAAAAATTCCCCATGTGTTTTTGATGCATCTGAAAAATATAAAGCAAACTTTAGTTCTAGAAATCATATAGTTTATAATTTTACATAAGGATAATATATGATAGAATCAAAAAAAGTTTTAATTAAAACAGTAGATGGAAATATTAAAAAAATTCAAGTAAATTGGAAAACTGAGAATATAGAAAAACTTCAACATGATTTTGGAGTAAATATGGAACGAGAAGTATATGCTATATTATTTCATGATATTGTAGAAAGTTTAATGAAAGAAAATATAAAAATATCTAATTTAAAATCAATAATGTTTGAAGATATGAACGGGGGTGAATAAAATTGTATCCAAATTTAAAAGAAGTAGGAATTGTTGTTATAAAGAAAGATAATGAAGACGATGAATCTTTAATTAGAAGATTCAAAAAGAAAGTAAATAAAAGTGGGATTCTTAAAGATTTAAAGAAAAAAGATTACTTTGATAAACCAAGTATGGCTAAAAGGAAAAAGAAAGTTGAAGCAAGAAAAAGATTAGAAAGGGAAATACAAAAAGAACTATCTAAAAAAACAAAAAAATATCATAATAGGAGTGAAAAATGAAAAAAATTCAAGCAATAAACGATCATGTTATAGTTGAAGTAGTTCAAGCTACAGAAGAAACTTCAAAAGGTGGAATTGTTTTACCAGGAACAGTTGAAGTAGAACCCCAAAGATATGGAAATGTTATAAGCGTTGGACCAAATATAGATGATATAAAAGTTGGGGATATAGTAGCATTTGCAAAATTTGGTGGTCAAGATATTATTTTAAATAGAGTTACTATAAAAGTTTTAAAGAAACCAGAAATTTATGGAGTAATAACAGAAAGTTAAAAAGGTGAATAGATGAATAGTGGATATGTATTAGCTGGATTTGAAACATTAGCAGCAATTATAGATCGATTTATGAAAAATGAGAACTTAGATAATAGATTTTTTACAAGAGAAGATATATCTAATGTTTTTAGTAATAGTTGTAATAAATTTTTACATTCTTTTGGACAAAATTTTAGAGATAAAAAGAAATATGATACTTATAATAAGAATGAAGCAAATTTACTTAAAACTGTTAGAAGTTATGGGTTTTTTCAAACTAGTGAGTTTATAGAAGATAGCGGTGGGTTTCAAGCATCAGTTGGTCTTTTGTCTAGAGATGAAACTAAAATATTAATGAAGATATATTATGAATTTCTTAAAGATTATTATGATGTTTATGATAGAGCTTTTATTTTAGATATTCCTCCTGGACCTGGTTGTAAAATATTTACATCTTTTGATGATGTAAATCAATTAAATTTTGAATCTTATAATACTGCTAGAAATCTTCCAGATAAAGTAAGAGGAAAGGTAATATATATTCATCATTTCAGAACTCCAAAGTTGTGGGATATTTATACTAATTTATTAAATCATGAAGATATGTTTAACCAATTTAAATATCATGCAACTGGGGGAATAGTTGCTAACCAAGGATCTGATACTAGTATTCCTTGTATAATTTATGTTCTTCCTTTAATCTCATTATTAAATCAAGCTATAAAATTTAAAAGAACTGAATTACATTATCATATTTTAGGCGGTGCAACATATAGAGATGTTTTGTTTTATGAATTATTTAAAAAATTAGTTAAAGAAGAATATAATATTGATTTATATATAACTTACGACTCGTCTGGAATTTTTAAAGGTTTAATGATTGGTAGAACCATACCAATTTTAGAAGGTGAATTAATTAAAAAATTAGATTTAAGAACTGAATGTTTAAATAAGAATTTTGGGTCAGAAGGAAATAATGTTGAAGTTTTTAGAAAGAGACTAAATCAATTTGCTAGAGAAAATAATCTTAAAGAAATAGAGAGGACTGAAATATATAGCCCAGAAACTGGAACTTTTTATAATGAGTATCGAATTTATTCTATGTTATATATGATTAGTTTATATAAAGATATAGAAGAATCTTTTAGAAAGAAAGCAGATATATTGTATCCGATTTATAAAAGTGGGGATTTAGGATTATTTAATTTAGAAATTAATAATATTACTCGTAACATAAATTCAGGGAAGATGAGTAAAAAACAAAAATCTAAATCAACTTCAATATCTAGATCATTGGATATGTTAAAAAATTTAGATGAAGAGTTTTGTCACTATATTGTAAATAAATTTTTGAGTAAAGATGAATTTGTAGAACTTACAAATGATAGACTAATAAAATTTTAGGTGGATTAAATATGGAAGAAAATAATGGAAAAGTTCCTTGTCCATATTGTGAAGAAGAACTAAAAAAAGAAGAAGAACTAAGAAAGAAATATCCTACTAATGGAAGTAGTGGTAATTGGAGAACTTATCATTGTATTTATTGTTATGATAAAAAATTAATTAATTGGGTAGATGCTATAATAAAACCAACTTGGGAACATTTTGGAACATCAGGAACAAGTGGAGTAAGTGGAAGCTCTGGAGTAAGTGGAGTAAGTGGAGTACAAGGATCTAATGGAATAACTAGTAATATACCATTCCCTTCTTTACCAAATGTTATTATAAAAGAAGTTGCTTCTAAAAAAGGATCACTTTATGAAAGAATTAAACAAAAATGGAGAAGTCCTATGCCCGTATTGTAATGGAACTGGAGGAAAAGATATAAAAATTAATAAAAAAAGTCCTTCTTTTTTTAGTAGATTTTTAAAAGGACGTATAGGTAAAGTTGAAGTAATATGGGAAGATTGTTATTGTTGTAAGGGAACAAAAATGATAAATTGGATAGATGCAGTTATAAAACCAATTCCAAAACCACCACCAATAAGACGTATTGGTTTTTAAAATTTAAAAGGATATTAAATGATTACTGAATTATTTTTAAACTCTTGTTTTATATTATCATTAAATAAAAATGCTCTAATTCAAAAAAATAAAGCTTTATTTAGAGATATACATAATATCCTATCTTTCTATGAAAAGAATGAAAAAACTAATATTCCAATAACTATAAAAAATAAATTGGAATGTTTAATGACTATATGTGAATTAAAATCAGAAGATAAATTAGTTGAAAATATCATAGATAGTATTTTAACAGGAGAAAAATTTAAAAATTTAACAGACTTTTTAATTTCTAAAATTAATGAAGATTATAGTGTTGATTTAATTAGTGATGCAATATCTCAAGTTAAAACTAAAAAGAAATTAATATCTCTATTATCAAATTATAATGAACTAGGAGATTTTTTAGAAGTCGTAAAGACTGGAAATTATAATAGTTCTGATGACTTAATTGGAAAATATGAAGGTTATGTAAAAACTATGTATTCTGGATTAATGGAGAATAATAGAACTTCTGATATTGATTCAGCTTCTAGTTTAGATATATTAAATGGAAATTATTCTAAAGTAGTTGAGTTAATGAAAAAGAGACATGATAGAAAAAATGTTTTACCAACAGGATTTGATGCTTTAGATACTGTATTAGGTGGAGGTTTTGAAAAAGGTAGATTATATTTATTTGCTGGAGGATCTGGATCTGGTAAATCTACATTTTGTTTGAATATAATTAAAAATGATTTAGAAAGAGAAAAAACATCTATTGAATTAGAAAATGATGATGGTATACCACAAGTTCATTTATATATAACTCTTGAAAATTCTATTGATGAATCATTAGAGAGATTATATATGGCTATGAATGGAAGAAATAAAATTCAACTAATACGAGATTTATTTTCTAAAGATATAACAGATCATGCACAATTTATGAAAGATAAAATTGTTGCTAAAATAAAAAGAACTAATACTACATTTATAATTAAACATTTTAAAAAAAGAGGTATAAGTTCAACTGATCTAATGATGATTATGGATGATGTAATTGCAGAATATGGAAAAGATAGTATTAGATGTTGTTATTTAGATTATATGGACTTATTAAAAACAGATGTATTTTTTAAAGAAGAATGGTTAAAACTTAGTTATATAACAGCTGAACTTAAAAATGTAGCAGATGAATATAAAGTTCCATTAATATCACCAACTCAATTAGGTAGAGAAATATATAGAGGAAATTTAGAATCAAAAGATTTAAATATGGGTATGATGGGAGGAGCAATTCATAAAGTTAATGAATCTGATTTTGTTGCAGTAATGACTAAAGATAAAACAGAAGATACTGTTCATATGAATATTGGAAAACAAAGAAATGGAATTTCAAATGTATCATTAGATTTTAAAATTGATTTTTCTATCTTTAAATTTTTAAATGGATACGCTTCAGTTAGTAGAACAAAAACAGATGATGAATTAGTAAATCCAGATGGAACTACTAGTTTTGGAGGGTTTGGAGCTGTTGAGAAAAAAGAAATAAATAATTTAGATATAGCTTTAAAAAATACTTATGGTGATCCTAAAAATGTTGCATTTTGAGAAACAAACTGATCAATAAAAATAAAAAAACCTAGAACAAATTAAAAAATAAGAATATTAATTAACTTGGAGGACAATTTATATGAAAAAGAAAATTTCTTATGTTAACTTACTGAAAGAAGCAATAGCTGAATATGACACTAAAGTAATGGATTACAAAGGTCCGCTTTCTGAGCCTATTATTTCTTTTGATGGTAAGAGTGAGTTAAAAACTCATGCTGACGCATCTTCTATATTAGAAAGATATTACTTCAAAGAAAAAGAATCTGATGGTAAATTATTTGTAGAAGATGTTCAGGAAGAAGAACCTGATATTGAAAATGAAATTAAAACTGGAGAAAAAGCTGATCCTATTAAAACTACGATGGCTCAGTTAGAAAAAGAAATAGAAGAAGACTTTGAGCTTGAAGATTTTGATTTAACTGAAGATGATAAGGGTGAAGAAGAAGAAAAGAAAGGTGAGAAAGAAGAAAAGAAAGGTGAAAAAGAAGAAGAAGAAGGTGAAAAAGAAGAAGAAGAAGGTGAAAAAGAAGAAGAAAATGTTACTGAAAGTATTGAGCAAGCAGTTATTGAAAAATTAATTCAAGAGATGGAAGATGGACCAGATGAAGGTGCAGTTAAATCTGAGGAAAAAAAGGCAGAAAAAGATGAAAAAGATGCAGAAAAAATGGAATTAACTTCATCTGAAGATATTGATAAAGTTGTAGAAGAAGTAGAACTAGAAATAGCTATGATGGAAATGGAAGATGAAGCAGAAAAAGAAGATGAGGAAAAAGGAGAAGAGGGTGAGGAAAAAGGAGAAGAAGGGGAAGAAGATTTAGATGTTGATGCTAAAGTTAAAAAAGAAAGTTATGGATTAGGACCAATTGTTCCTGATTCAGATAAAGATTTGGTAGAAGAAGCATTTAGATTATTTAAAGAAGAAATTGAAAAAGATGAAAAAAGTTTAGAAAAAGAATGTGTGGAAGAGGATGATGAAATAGGTAAAGATGAATTAGACTAAAAAAGTCTAAATTAAAATATTTCTAAAAACAGAGAGACTCTAAACCAGTCTCTCTGTTTTTTAAAAGGAGAGTTTAGTGAAAAAATATAAAGTTGGAATTTATACTTTAGGTAAGGTATTTTTAGTTAATGGAAGACAAGTTAGAACACCATTTGAAACAACAGTTTATGAAAAAGATATAGAAAATTTTAGAATTAAAATAAGGACAGAAGCAATAGATAAATATTCTATTGAAGAACTAATAGATAATCCTAAACCGACAATTGAATCATTAAATATTTCTGATGCAAATAATATTTTAAAAAAAATTAAATCCAAAAAAACTAAAAAAGAAAGAAGTATAGATCCTAAAATTGAAGAATTTACTTCTAACCCAAAATCTTTGTTAAGTAAATATTCTAGTGGAGAACTATGAAAGGTTTTTTTAAAAATGAAAAAAATAGTAATATATCAAGAGAATTTAGAACCTATAATTTTATATGATAAAGATTATACAGATATTTCTTTATATATATCTGAGTTATCTAAAATATTAAAAAGTAAAGAAATAATATCTTTAGAAGCAACGTCTGGAAATGTAATAATAAAACCTTCAAAAATTTCTAGTATTTATGTTTCCTCAGTAGATGAAAAAGAAAAAGATATAGAAATTATTAAAAAAAATAAAGATGAAGAAAGTAATGTTGACATTATTACGGATGGTGATGAATAATGATTCATGTATATGGAATTTTAATAGTTCTATTTTTATTTTTATTTTTATATATTTTAAATAATAAATTTAAAAATAATGAAAGAGTAGAAATAATTAAAAATTATGAAAGCTATCTTTCTATTTTAGCTTATCATGAAGAAAAAGCTTTTGAAATTATATATAAAGAAAAAGTAATGATTTATTCAATAGAAGCAACGAAATTAAATGAAAGTCAATTTAAAACTGTTTCTAAAGATTTTGGAATCTTAGTTTTAAAAATGATAGGTCCAGAATTAAAAAATATTTTCGTAAAAATATATGGGTCTGAAGAGACATTTTTATTTAATCTAATGGAATATTTTAATACTAAATTTGAGAATGATGAGATTTATAAAAATTCTACTTACGATCTAATAAATAATGATAGTAATCAAATTTAAAAAATAAATAGGAAATATAAATAATGAATTTTTTAGATAATTATCTAAAATATTTAAATGAGCAAGAAGAAGAAGCACCAGTAACATGGGGTGGTGCAAAAACAGCTCTAAAGGGAGCAGTAAAAAGCGGGTTTAAATCAACAATATATTTTGATGCTTTTGCTATTCCTGGTCTTTGGGTATCATGGAGACTTTTGAGTAGTGCTTTTAGTAAAGTTAGAAAAAGATGCGGGACTTTTACAAGAGGACCCGGAAGAGCAATGTGTATAGCAAGAGAAGAAAATAAAATTTTAACTCAAAAATTAAGTTTACTTAAAAAAATGAATTGTTCAAGATCAAAAAATCCAGATTTATGTAATCAAAAAATAAAACTAGAAGTAGAAAAAACAGAAAGTAAAATAGCTTCAAATAATGATAAACTAAAAGAAGTAAATGAAAATTATATATTAGATGAAATTAATATTGCTGGTATAGGGCAAAAAGTGGCAAAAACAGGTTTACAAGTTGGTAGTATTGCTACTATGTTGGGAGTTGGTATGGTTGCTGATAAAGCATTTCAAATTGCTTATAGATCAGCACTAGCTGTTTTTAGTAAAGCTTCTAGACAATGTGGTGTGTATAAAACTGGTCCTGAAAGAGATCAATGCATTTCAAAATATAAGTTATTGTCTTTAAATAAACAATTAAATTTAATTAGAGGGTTACCTAATTGTGGAACTTCTCAAAAATGTAAAGATAAATTGGAAGATATTATGAGACAAATTCAAATACAAAAAGATAATATAATTCTTTATGGAAAAGAAAAATCTGAGCAAGAAAGTCAACAAAAGGAAAAAAGAGAGAGTGAATTTAGTAAATTAGAAGTATAATTACCAGTTTTAAAAAAATACAGAACAAAATATAAATTAATACCAGGAGGAAAATATCTATGTTTTTGAATGAAATAGAATATAAAACAGAAATGACTAGTTTAATTGAATATTTAATGTCTTTTAAAAAAATAACAGAAGAAGAATTAAAAGAAATAGATTCTTATTTAATATCTGAAGCTAAAAGAGATTTAATGGTAATATTTGAATCTATTAATATTCTTTTTGAAGATGAACCAAAACCAGAAGGAAAGATTTCTAAATGGAAAAATGCAGCTAAAGAAAAAGTTTTAGGTAAATTAAAAGCATCTAGGGAATATGTAGGAGCAGCTTTTAATAAACTTCCTAAAAGTGGAAAATATGCAGTTGGTGCTGCTGGAATTGCAGCTGTTGGTATTGGAGGAACTGCAATTTATAAGAGATATATGGCTAAAGCTGCTAGAGTTTGTTCTGGTTTAAAAGGCGCAGAAAGAAAAGATTGTATTGATAGATATAAGAAAGCTGCTAAAGCTGCAGCTGCTGCTAAATAGTTTTTTAATAGGTAAGCGCATTTAACAAAATAAATTGTTAAATGCGCTTATTTTATATATTAGTGAAATGGAGAAAAAATATGCCTGATAAAAATAGTTTAAATGATATTTTTAATAAACTAAAAACAACAATCGTTGGAACAAAAACCTTAGATATTGATGGAAAATTAGATTCAGCAGTTAGTGATATAACAGCTTATAGAACTAACATTGGAAGAAATGGATATATAGAGTTAGTAAAAAATTTAATATCTAAAAATGAATTTAATGTTCCTACAGCATTTTCACAATCAACAACAACTACTCCTGCAGCTCTAGGTCAGGGTACAAGATTAATGAGATATAAATCTTATGAAGCGATTGTTGGTAATATAAATTATTGTCATAGAGCTTTGTCTGTTTTAACTGATAATATTTTAGCTCCAGATGATATTACAAAAACATGTTTAGAAATAAATCCTGTAGCATATTTGGAAACTGAAAAGACTATAGATTCTGATGTTAGGAATTGTAAAAATCTAATATCAAAACTAAAACTAGAAAATGCTCTAAATATAATTGTAAGAAGTACTCTTCATATGGGAGATTTCTTTTGTGAAATTGCTGACGCCAAAACTGCTTTAACTAGTAAGTCAGCTATATTAACAGAAAATGAAAATTATTTTATTAATAATAAAAAAGATCAAGATTTGGTTATAACTGAAGGTATTATTAATGAGGATACTTCAAAAGAAAGTACAAAATTTAAAATGATATTAGATTATTCATCTTTAGATGAAAGTGATGATACAGAAGAAAAAGATAATGGAGAACCAAAAAAAGGTTCTAAAGATAAAAGAAAAAAAGATATAGATTTGAGTGATATCAACCTATTATATTATGATCCAAAGAGAGTAGTTAAATTACAAAGTGATATGTATCCAATTTGTTTTGGTTACTTAGTTTTCCCTCAAGCTATAATGAACCCAGCTCTTTTAATTCAAAATCAAATGGTTAATAATATTTGTCAAAATATTCTAAGTAGTTTAACTAAGAAAATTCCAAGTCTAAATAAAGATACTGTAAATGCTACTGACTTAAAAGATATTATAAGTGTTATGATAAAAGAAGCAGATCCTTCTAGAACAATGAATATTAGATATGTACCACCAAATAAAATGCAGCACTTTTTTGTTCCATCAACTAAATTTTATCCTTATGGTGAATCTATTTTTGATTCAACTATGTTTACATCAAAATTATTAATTGCATTAGAAACAGCATTAGTTATTTTTAGATTAAATAGATCTACAGAAAAAAGAAAAATTTCTATAGAAGTTGGACTTCCAAGAGATGCTAGAAAAGCTATAGAAAAAATAAAAGAAGAATTTAGAAAGAGAAAGGTTAGTATAGATACTTTAGGAACTGTTGATACTATACCATCACAAATTAATACATTTGAAGATGTATTTCTACCAGCTAAAGATGGAAAAAATTATGTAGATATTACTTCGTTTGGCGAAGGTATGGTAGATACCAGAGGAAAAGTAGATGAAGTAAAAACTTTAAGAGATCAATTAGTTGCTAGTTTAGGTATTCCAGCTAGCTTTTTAAATATAGAAGAAAATTTAAGTAACAAAGCAGCTCTAGGTGAAGAATCTATTTTATTTGCTAGAACCATTGTTAATAATCAAAAATATTTATCACAACAAATTGGTGACTTAATTAAAAAAGTGTATCAAATTGTAGATCCAGAAAAAGCTCTAACAATTCTTGATAATGTTACTATAGCATTCCCTCCACCAAAGTCATTACAATTTGAAAGAGAAAGTAAGTATCTTTCTGATTTAGCTAATTTAGTAATGACACTAGAAAGTATTGGTGTTCCAAAAGAATGGTCTAAGAAAAAATATCTTACAAATATTGACTGGAAAGAAGTTGAGAAATTTAAGATTGATTCAAAGATTGATAAAGCTCTTGGAAATACTCCAACTGATGGTATTGATGGAACAGGTGGTATGGGAGGTATGGGTCCAGAATTTGGTGGAATGGGAGGCGGAGGAACAATTCCAGGCGGAACTAGTGGAATGGGATTTTAATTAATGATTATTTATAGAACAAAATATAAATAAATATAGGAATAAAAATACATGAAAAAAATTTATCCTCTTGGAAATAAAATTGATCAACTTATAAATAAAACAAGAGATACCTACGTAGAACAACTTTTAAAAGAAGCAACTGGAAATGAATATGATGATGTTCCGGATGTAAATTGGGATTCTGAATATAAAACAGAAGTCCCATTATCTGGTTTACCTTTGGGTGGTTATGGATATCCTACGAAAGATAGTGCTTATGACGAAGAAAAAGTCAATATTCTTGTAGGTAAAGATAATTTTATAAGACCAGATACTAGAGTTCTAATTAAAAAGAAAAAGAAATTTATATTTGATCATCCACCAAAAGAAAATTTTCATGAAGATCCAGATGTTAAATTTGAAGATATAGATTTAGATGAACAGGAAATACCACCAGTACAAAAATCAAAACAAAAACCAATAACTGATCCAAATACTGGAGAAGTATATCAAAATCCAGAAGCTGCATCTTCAGATCCAAATGCAGAAGGTGGAATGTATCAAGATCCTAATGCTATGGGATCTGGTCTTGGAACTCCAACTCCTCCAAAAACTGCTGAAGAAATAGGAAGAATTTTTGAACTTAAAAAGATTTATGCTAGATTAATAGCTGTTGAAGAATATTTATCATTTAGTCCAGATGAAATTTTAATTAAATTGAGAAGTTATGTTTCTAAATGTATTGAAATGTTTGAAACATTAATTTCTAATATAGATTCTTTTAAAGATCAAATTGATGATATAATAGTAGTATTTTATAAATTTTTAGAGAGAGTGTATTCTATTATTAATAGATATTATGAAATAAAAAATAAAGAAGAAGGCGATCAAAAACATAAAACTAGTTTATTTACAAAACCAGAAGTTGTATATTCTAAAAAAGGTTCAGTTGGACCAGAACCAAGTTCTAATGCAGTTCAAAATTATAATAGTTTAAGATAAATGGAGATATAAATAAATGTCTAAAATCATAGTTGAAAATTCAATATTTCAAGAAGCTGAAATAGTTAAAACTAGTCCAAGTAAAGCTATATTTCGTATGACTTTACAAACTGCGGATGAAGTCAATCAGAATAAAAGAATGTATCCTAAAAAAGTATTATCTGAAGCTATTGAAAATTGTAGACCTAGAATGAAAACTAGAAGTTTTATGGGTGAGACTGATCATCCTTGTCCTAGTGGTAATGATGCTCATGATGGGGTTAGACAAACTACAGTTTCTTTAAAAGAAGTTTCACATATTGTTACTGATTATGAATGGAGAGGTAATAAATTAGTTGGACAACTAGAAACAACTAATACACCTAATGGAAAAACTATTCTTGGATTATTACAAGATAGAGTTGGATTAGGTCTTTCAATGAGAGGAATGGCGGAACTTTCTAAAGAAGGTGATATAAATGTTGTAACAAGACCATTATATATTATAACATTTGATGCTGTATCTTTACCTTCTCATAAGTCAGCAGTTGTTGATTTTAATGAAATGAAATTTGAATCTCAAAGATTTTTATCTGAAAGTTTTTCTTGTAATAAAGAAGGAACAATTTGCACATCTGATGGTAGATGTTACTTGCCAGATTATTTTGATAAACTCGTTGAATCTAAAATAATTACATTTTTTGATAGATGGATATAATAAAATTGGAGGAATAAATTATGAATGATAAAATTATGTATAAAGAAACACTACAAGAACTATTTACTGAGAGATTTTTAAATGAAAAAATTGATTTTGAAAAACTTACTAATCTAATAGAAATGACTGATAAAATGGGTGAAGAAAAAATTAAGATTTTTATGGAAAAACAAGGTTATCATCCTGTAAGAAAAACATTTTTTGCTCACTATGGATCTTGGGGAGCCCCAGCTATATCTGCTATTTCTAATGCTGCTGCAGTTAAAAGAGGTGGAGCTAGTCCATTAGTTGCTGCTGGGGTGGGAGCTGCTATGGGAGCTTATGGATTAGCGCAATGGGGTGGATATAGATTGATTAGATCTACTTTTGATAAATGTACAAAAGAATGTGGAACATTTAAAATAAATAATCCAAAAAGACAAATGTGTTTATTTTCTTGTAAAGCGAGTATGTTGGAAAAAGAAATTCCTGCAATGAAGAAACATGGTGCACCTCCAGATGAGATTTCTAAAAAAGAAGCTGAATTAGCAAGAGTAAAAGGTACACTAGGACGGTATAAAGTAAACCAGTAAATTTAATAGAAAAGGTGAATAAATGAAAATTAGAACAGTTAATGAAAATATTAATGAATCTACTACTTCAAAAAAAGTAATAGATCCAGAAAATATATTTTTTAGAATTAGTAACTTACTAAAAGAAAATGATTATGATATAGTTGGTTCAAAACTTAAAAAAATAGAAGAAATGGAAAAAGAATTAATAGAAAAAGAATTAGGGCTAACCAACTTAATAAATAGATCAATTAAAATAGAAAGTGAAACAAAACATTTGTTATCACAATTACGATCAGAAAATATAGTTATAAGAAAAAAATTGATTGAAATGTTAGGAGAGTGAAGTAATGAATATTTTAAGAACTAATATTCCTGATCTTGAAGAATCTATAGATAAACAAAAAGTTGATTTAGCTGATAAAATTCTAGAAGTTCTAATTCCACTAATGAATCAAAAATATCAAGATAAAATAAGAAAGATTAAAGAGTTGAAAAAAACAGTAGTGGAAAAAAAGAAAGAAGTAAATAATAAAAAAACTGATTTAGAAATTTTACTAAAGGAATATTCTAAAAAGAAAAAAGTTAAAACTTTATTAGAAAGAATTATGAAACTATTGGGATCTGGGTTGTTAGTTGGTGAATTTAAAAAAGAGATGATAGTTGTTTTAAAATCAATTGAACAGTTAAATGAAGAGAAATTAGATTATTATTTGGCGGAAACTTACAGAGTTTTTAATAAAAAACATTCAGAAACAAACTAAAAGATAAAAATATAGCTTCAGAAACAAACTGAAAAATATTTCATTATAAAGAATATCTAATCTTATAAATTTAATAGAACATATTCTAAATAATGTATTTAATTCGGTTGGATTTTGTACAGAAAAATTCGGATCTAAAATTACTACTTATTAATTATGGAGGAAAAAAATTTATGAAAGAACTATTAATGGAAGCTTACAAAGCAACCAAAAAAGTTTCTGGTATTGATCCCTCAAAACCTGGAAACTTGAAAGCGATTTTGCTAGACGACAATTCTTGGGAAACATATAGAGATAGTTTAGCGGAAGGGTTGGACAATAAAAAAGATAAAGAAATTTTTAAGATGTTATGTGAGAACACAAGAGTTAGTTTACTTGAAAACTCTATGTTCCAGATTAATCCGTACGAATCTTTAACGATGCCTATTCTAAGAGTCTTTTATCCAAAGTTTATAGCCAAAGAAGCAGTTACTGTTTCTCCAATGGATAAACCAGAATCTGTGAAAGCGTTCATTAAAGCAACATTTACACCATCTAATAGCGTAACTGCTTACAACGCTCCTGTTCTTACCCCAGATATTTCTGGAGGTCCTGGAATAGGTACTTCTGTTACTGCTACTTTATCCGTTCCTCTACAGGATCATAATATTATTGTAGACGATATTCATCTAACACTTGGTCAGGCACATTTAGAAAGAGATTTCGAGATTACCGGAGTAAGTGATGGAACTTCATGGACTGATGTTTCTGTTGTTCCTGCTGTTGAAGGTCATTTTAGTTCTACAGTACCTGTTGGTCTTGTCGGTGGACATGGTGCTGGGAATGATGTTATTTCTGGATATATTGATTATTTAGCTGGAACTATTTCGATTTCTGCTGCAGCTTCTAAAGTTACAGAAATTCGTTATAAAGTTACCTGTTCTCTTGAAGAAAACCAGGTTAATCCAAAAGTTACAATGACTGTTGAAAAGATCAGACTGTATGCTAAAGACAGACAGATCCAGTCAAATTGGACTATTAACATGGAACAGGATATGAGAGCATTATTTGATGTTTCTATGCAGGCGGAAATTGTTAACCTGTTAGGTCAGCAAATTGCTTTAGATATCGATAGAGAAATTGTTCAGGCTTTAGTTGTTGCAAATTCTCGTTTGAATGGTACTAGCCATCAGGGTTCATTCTTAAGAACTCCTCCAGATACTTATACCTGGGGAACTAAGTATTGGCATGAAAATATAATCCCTGTGTTGAATAAACTTTCAGCTCAGGTTTATACTGATACCAATATTGATGCTGCGAATACAATTCTTGCTAACCCTCTTGATGTAGCTATTCTTGAGGACTTAAATGGATTTGCTTACACTGGAACTTCTACTAATAACGGTGATGTTGGTTATCGTACTGCTACAGTAGCTGGTGGAAAATGGAAGATATTAACAAGCGCAGTTGTGACACAGGGTAATATGACTCTTATCTACAATCCTTCCGATGAGATTAGAGCTATTTACTTCTACGCCCCATATGTGCCAAGTATCCTTCATCCATACCCACTAGGATACACTCCTAGTTTAACAATCTTATCAAGATATGCTACAGCCTTGGTAAGATCAGGTGGTATTGCTGGATTGACTATTGGAGCTTAATAGTTAACTAAATTTAAAACAAAAAAAGACCTGGATTTGAGAAATCTTTCCAGGTCTTTTTTTACGTTGAAAACACTATTCGATCATGGTTTTCTTTTTCAGTCTGGTTCACTGCAGCCGTATGGATTTCTTTCAGGGGGTGGTTCACTCACTTACGATGGGTTTCTCCTTCATCCTGGTTCACTAAATACTTTAGGATTTCTTTGACTTCTTGGTTCACTGCTACCTCTTGGGTTTCTTAACGCGCTTGGTTCACTTTTGATCCTTGGGTTACTTTGACTTCTCGGTTCACTTCACATACGTGGATTTCTTGGCTTTCGTGGTTCACTACCCTGGCATGGATTTCTTGTCCAGTTTGGTTCACTCATGTCTTCTGGTTTTCTGATCGACGATGGTTCACTAATTCTTAATGGGGTTCTTGTTCTCCATGGTTCACTTGAAGCAGTTGGGTTTCTTGTCTTCCATGATTCACTAATTATTTGCGGATTCCTTGTTCCTAATGGTTCACTTTTTTCAAATGGATTTCTTATTAAATATGGTTCACTTTTTCTGTTTGGGGTTCTAATGGTTTCTGGTTCACTTAATTATCATAGGTTTTCTATTTAATGATGGTTTGTTCCTCCTTTTATTTTACTGGTTAGTCCTTTTATTTTTAAAAAATTCATTAGAAAATAATGGATTTCCTAAAGGTTTAAGGTTCATATACTTTTTTGAAAGTTTTTTCCTTTCAGATCTTCTTGCTGAACTTCTTTTTTTAGATACTATTTTTTCTGCATTAAATTGTTCTACTTTTCCAGAATCTATATCTTCCTGACATATACAATTATAATCAGAAAAATTTTCAACTCTTTTAATAATTTTTCTAGGTATTACTATTCTATGACTTTTACTTAGAAACATTATAAAAGAATTATAAGATTCAGAATCATTTTTTCTATACCAATCTAAGAAATTCTCGTATATTTTACGAGATGATTGATTCATACCTAAACCAGGAACTATGACATAAAATATGTCAATTTTCTTATCTGCATAATATACAATAAGAATACATCTTTTAAATATTTCTTCGTTAACAAAATTAGGATTTATATCTTCCTTTTTAAAAATAGTTGTTGGTACGGAATAGGAAGTATAATCGTATTCCGGAAGATAATCAAAATGATCAATTCTAATATTTTGATAGTAATGATCATTCGCATAATTACGCGTAGACATTTTATTTCTCCTTTTTATTTAAGTTGATATTTTAAAAAATTCAATAACTTCTCTCTTACATTAATTAATATATATAGTAAAACAAACAAAAAAAGATATAAGTTAGTAATTCACTTATACCTTTTTTCACTATCTTGACATGGGTTTCTTTTTCAGGACGGTTCACTAAACATGCATGGATTTCTTCACTAAAATGGTTCACTAATTGTTGATGGTTTTCTCTTTTACATCGGTTCACTTTTCCGGATTAGGTTTCTTAACTTTTCTGGTTCACTTTGCCACTCAGGAGTTCTTTTCGATTATGGTTCACTTAATATTATTGGGTTTCTTTTGAATTTTGGTTCACTACAATGTTATGGGTTTCTTTTATACGGTGGTTCACTCTTCTTCCTAGGGATTCTTCCTTTCGATGGTTCACTTTAATTCATTGGGTTTCTCGGAAACGGTGGTTCACTTCAATCAACTGGATTTCTCTCGATCCTTGGTTCACTATATTATTATGGGTTTCTTTTCGGTAAATGGTTCACTTTTCATCTTTGGGTTTCTTTTTACCAGTGGTTCACTGCATTTGGCTGGTTTTCTCCGTGATCCTGGTTCACTATATTTTCTTGGATTTCTTTTTAATATTGGTTCACTTTCTTCTGCTGGGTTTCTGTTTCGACATGGCTCACCTCACTCATTCGGGTTTCTTCCAAGTCAAGGTTCACTGGGTGGGGCTGGTTTTCTCGGAGACAATGGTTCACTAAGAAGTCAT